TTGTATAGACCTTTGTAACTCTTTCTCATTTCACTCTTATTACCTATATAAATATTACTAACTAAGAATTATTTATACATGGCAAAAGCAAAAGATTTCTTCGCAACAGCAGGTAGTTTCGTAAACGGAATGGTAAGTGGTTTTATGCCATCATCTCCAGGAGGTGGTGCAGTTGCTGAACAGATAGTAAACACACCGGGTCCTTTTAAAGAAATAATTAAAGACCCTACTGAACAATTAAGAGCAGACCCATTATCTTTTACACAAGCTAGATACCCATTAGAATTAGGTAGTGAAGAGTTAGGACATTATATAATATTCTACTCATTATCAAATAATTTTGGTCATCTAGGTAGAGACTTTGATATAGCAAAAGATATGGGTTGGTCTGCTTCTAGTGAAGGTGGTTTTTCTCAAAAAGATGTAGGACCAAACGGACAATATACTGAATCAACAAATACTACAGTTGGTCAATCTGGTGTAAAAAGATTACCTAGTACACCTCAAGCAAAATTAGATAATCATTCATCAATGGCACAAGCGCCTTCAGACCAAAAAGTAACAAGTGCTATTGCATTGTATATGCCACCTGCTATTACTGTATCATATAAAAATGGTTATGAAGTAGAGGCTGCTGAATTGTCAGGTGATATAATGCAAACAGGTGGTAAAATGAGAGCAGCTGACACTAGAATGAAAGCTTTAGAGGCATTTCTAGGAGGATTTACAGGTTCAGCAAGTGCATACATGAAACAAATTGGTGGTAGTGCATTAGACACATTAGGTGGTGGTGACATTTTTAGATTATCAACAAAATCTATGGGTGTTGCTATTAACCCTAGAAACGAACAATATTATACAAGTCCAGGATTTAGAAGTTTCTCATATACATTTGATTTTTACCCTAAAAATTCAAAAGAGGCAGACGCAGTACATGATATTGTAAAATTATTTAAATATCATTCACATCCAGAATTATTAGAAGCAAAAGTATCAGGTCGTTTCTTTATTGCACCATCTGAATTTGAAATCCATTACATGTATAAAGACAGCGTAAACGAAAAATTAAATAGAATATCAAGATGTGTATGTACAGATGTTGATGTAAAATATGGTCCTGACGAACAGTTTAGTACCTTTGATGACGGTCATCCTGTTACAACAAACTTAACACTAAACTTTACAGAATTAGAGTTTATGACCAAAGAGAAGATATTTCCAGGCGCAGGCGTACACGGAGCATAATAGATGTATTTTAACAAATTTCCGAAATTATTATATGATTTAAAACGAGACGGTAGCGTAAAGGTTGTTACTGATATATTTCGTAGAATAAAAGTTAGAAGTAAAATTAGAGATAACATATCTCTCATGGACAAATATGATGTTGCTGAAGGCGAAACACCTGAAACTATTGCGTTTAAAGTTTATGGTAATCCAGGTTATTTTTATATTATTTGTTTAATGAATAATGTATTAAACAGATATTATGACTGGCCATTAGATGAGTTTGCTTTTCAACAATTTGTAAAAGATAAGTACGATAACCCAGCAGGCGTACATCATTATGAAAAAACACAAGATAGTGGTAAACAAATAGGTGAAGGCGCTGCCGATTATTCACATAAGATAGAAGTAAATAGTACAGAACCAGGCGCAGAGGCTGTAACAAATGTTGAATATGAAAGAAGATTACAAGACCAAAAGAGGCAAATAAGAATTTTACCTAAACCATATGTTAGTGCCTTTGAAGATGAATTTAATAAGTTGATAAGAAAATAATGACATGGCCATTAGTAAAGATACATTAAGACAAGCAGGTGATTATTTACTTGAAGAGTGCGTAATTGAATCATATATCACTAAAGATAGTAAACCAAAATCCGTCAATATAGAACCAATACTCTCTACAATAGAACTTACAGAAAATATTTTTGACTGTAGTATGATTGGTAGAATACAGGTATTTGATTCAAATGATATACGAACATTATTACCTATCACAGGTTTTGAAAAGTTAAATTTAAAGTTTAGTACGCCAGGTTATCCAGGTGTTGACTTTACCAACGAGAGTGGTAAACAATTTCATATCTATAAAATAGAAAAAATAAAACAAGATATGAAATCTCAAAGGTCACAAGGTTATGACATCTTCTTTACATCAAAAGAGTATTATTACAATTTCTTAACAAAAGTAAGTAAGGCATACGAGGGACCGATTGAATTTGCAATTGAAGATATATTAAGAAATAAAAAATATTTAAATAGTACAAGAGCATTGATTTTTGAACCAACAAGTACAAATGCCAAGTATGTGATACCTAGTTTGCGACCCTTTGAAGCAATCAAATATTTGTGTACGCAATCAGTATCAAAAAAATATAAAAACGCAGGTTATGTATTTTATGAGACGCCAGCAGGTTATTTCTATAGAAGTTTAGAGTCAATGTATGCCGTAAATGGTGTAGCAGGCAGACCATATAAGTTTAAATATGTTTATCAAGTAATGAATTCAGGTTCAGGTGATGTAGAAAAAGATATGCATGGTGTAATGGATTATCAACTAGGTAATACTGCCAATACATTAGAAAATATGGATATGGGTATGTACGCCAATAAATTAACTGTACATGACGCATTTAATAAGACTGTTAAGAAGTATGATTTTGATTATTTCCAGTCATTTAAAGATTACTTTCATGTAGAGACAAAAGATAGTTATAAAACAGGATTAAAACAATTACACCCTTATGTACCATTTGATGATACAAAGAAAGATGTATCACAATTTCCAGAGAGTAGAACAATGTTGGTTACCGAGACAAGTGGAGTACATAATAATTATGAATTTACGCCAACTAAAGATACATTGCCTATTCAAATGTCTCAATTTCAATCACTATATAACAACTTATTGACCTTAACCGTGCATGGAAATAGTCTCCTTGGCGCAGGAGACATCATTACCTTTGATTTACCACTTATGAGACCAATTGGCGAGAAGAAACAAGAAGAATTAAATCCGTACTTATCAGGCAGATATCTAGTTACATGTATAAAACACACATTATCAACAGAAATAGGTAAATACGAGATGACCTTAAAATGCAGTAAGGACGCCGTAAAAGATGGATATATGGCCGAACAAGACGCATATCAGAATAATAAAGAGGCACCAGAAACATTTAATATATACGAAGAAGACGAACAGATATTAGGAAAAATGGGTCCTTTACGGATTGACGATTATACATAGAGGATTAAAGAGTCCGGCGCCTAAAGGGTTTAGCTGGCCTACAATGAGAAAATGAGAGATAATAAGACTATGAAATATGTAAGAACAATTACAACGGGGCATGTAGAGGCAGATATGTTAGGACATTGCATGGTAATCGCAGAGGAGATGAGTAACAAACAGAATAAACCTCAGCGGCCACATAGAAAGGACATGAAAGAAAGTAAACTTAAAAAGGTCTTAAAGTGGTTTCAGACGGCGCCTACGGCGTGCTTACGCAGTCTTAAAGCGTGGCAGGATAAGAAGGACGCAGATGTACCAAAGTATTTACAAGGTGTGCGTAAACAAAATAGAAATGGCAAATAAATGCGTATGGTTAGCGTATTAAAAGCAGACAAATATCGGTAAAAAATAAAATGTACGACAACAATTTTCTAGGAAAAAACAACTTTATTTGGTTTAACGGCGTAGTTGAAGACCGTAATGACCCACAACAATTAGGCAGAGTCAGAGTGCGTTGTCTAGGTATTCATACAGATAACAAAGATGACCTGCCAACTGGCGACTTGCCGTGGGCACAACTAATACATCCGGTTACTTCTAGTGGTATTTCAGGACTAGGTGCGACACCGTTTATTGTAGAGGGTACTTGGGTGTTTGGGTGGTTCAGAGATGGTTACGCAATGCAAGAGCCAATGGTGATAGGGACAATGCCTGGCAAACCGGCAGAGTTATCTAATTCTTCTAGTGGTTTTTATGACCCTAACGGTATTTACCCTCGTTATAAGAATGAGGTTGATACAAATAGACTGGCCACCAATAATGCCGACCATCCTCATTTAGGTTTAGAGTTGCGTAAATTAACACGAAGGGAAGGCGTGGCAACAGCGGACATTGACAAGGTTGACTTATTCAGAGTAAATGGTATAGACGCTTCAGAGACGCCAGCATCCGATGGTGATACATGGTCGCAGCCGCCTATACCCTACGAGGCCGAGTATCCGTTTAACCATGTATTTGAAAGCGAATCAGGCCATGTAATAGAGATTGACGACACAAAGGACGCCGAGAGGTTATTTACATCACATAGAACAGGCACATCAACAGAGATTGACTATCTTGGCAACCAGGTTGATATTATAAAAGGCGACCATTATAACATAGTTTCAGGCAAAAGGCAAGTAGTAATTGACGGCCAATCAGATATTACAATAGGTGGCAGACACAAAGTATTCATTAACAAAGATGGTGCGACAGATAACCACTACGATATTCAGATAGGTCCCAATGCGTCTGTTAATATACAAGTAGATAAAGGCGACATTAACTTAATTACTAAAGATGG